GAAGTGTTGTCAAATTCCTCAGTATAATACATATGCTGCTGGAATTGCTGCTCTATGAGCAAACCCTCTGACTGACCATCCGTTGCGCTATATTCAAACCGTGGCTCATCGGCTGCGGCTGTTTTCAAAAGTGGCGAATATTCGCGGTGTATGCTCCCAGAAGTTTCGTTAACCACCGTCTCACCAAGAGTACTGGCTTGCGCGCCAAAAAGAGTGAAGCTATTGCCGGTGTCTCCGGTGACATTGGGTAATTCGCCACCACTAGCCGAAGCGGCGTAGATGTAAAAAGCAAGCGCGGTTGTAGATGTTGGCGTGAACCTCATTACGCACTGATACCAACCAGTCGGACCAGCGTTGACCGAGGCTGATACTCCCAAAGTTCCGCCAGTTTGGTCAACCGTTCCGTTGCTCAAATTAAATGTAGCAAACGCTTGATTGGCTCCAATGTTACCTACTCGCAACTGTTGATAATTGCGAGAACCGGAAGTCTGCTTGAGCCAAACACTGTATGTTATTTCTTGATTGGCGATTGGGGTGAAGTCGTTGCTCTGCAATTGGTACTGTTCGCTGCCGTTGGCTTGTTCCGTAAATTTAGTCGCGTTCGTACTGCCGTCTGGCCCGCTTTGACTTGCGGTTTTCGTGTAATCAGCGGAAGAGAAAATCCAGTCGCTGGCATCGCTTTGAGTGACCAGATTTTCGCTGGCTTTATGCCGCTCATTAGATAGGTAGGTCCCCGTGCTGGAACGACTGTAGCTGATGCGCGAGTCGAGTTGGTCACTGCCCCCGTTGAACACTAGGTTTAAGCTGGGGCGTTGAGTGGGGTAGGAATTTGATATGCTCATGTCGTTATGCGATTTGGTAGGTTGCGGAGAAGCGGATGCTAGTTGTATTTGTGAAATTTGCATTCGTGACAGCAGAACCGCCACTTGCAGATGTCTGATACAGAATTATGTTGGGCTGGTTGTCTTCAAATAGCCCGGTCACGGCAGAGGTGAGGCTGCTCGCGTCAAAAATCATAACCGGTGCCGTCTGGTAGCTGGTCGAGGTGTTTGCTGTTGAATGCGGCAAGCCACCGATTCTTGCAGTGCCAGAATCGGAGCCTTTGTCCGTTAACGTAATTACTCCACGCAAACACACAGTGTTACCTAGTCGCGTATATATTCCCTCGCTCGTTAACGCTATACCGGTCGAGCCTCCCGAAAAGCTCAGTGATGGAACCCAAGTTCCAGTCTGATAATGCGAGTCCCAGTCCACCCACGCACCAGAATTTAGCATTCCAGATAATGGGACTTGGTTTGCTTGAAGTCCGATGTCTGGTATCTCAAGATTAAGCTTTGCAGTGTCTTTGCTGGCTACGTCACTAAGGTTGTTTGATTCCTCCAGGTAATCGCCACTAACTCCTGAGCTGATCTGGGAGATCAGGTTGTCCTTCGTCATCTTCCGAGTGCCAGAAGTTGCTGAGTCAGTGATGACGAAATCGTCGCTGGCAAACGAAGTGCTTGCCGTGGAGATGTCTTTTATTCGTTTATTTGCCATGGGAAATTTTAGTTAGTGTCTGCGATGATTATTTGATCAGAGCTTTCGTCGATAATGCCGTCTGCATTTTCGTCAACCAGGAGATGCTCAAAGATCACAGTCTCCCCAGAGGGAGCAGATTGAGTGAGTCCAAAGCCGAGTCCTAGTCCTGCATTGTTCATATGTTATAGGCAGTTATCTCTCCGGTGCTGACAACGATTTGAGTTGCAGAACAGCAACGCCATGTTGAGCCAGCAGGTAAAGCGATGTTTGTTAAAGTCCCGCTCAAATTATTTGACGTGATCGATGAGAGAACTGTTGCAGTGTGTGCAAAAACGTATGAGAAATTTCCGTTCAGGGTTCCTGCACCGTCTTGGTATGCTCCAGTGCTTGAACCAAGGTGACCATCGTCACCAACTCTTACGGTTCTGTATTTATCTGAGTTATCAACTCCCGTGATTAGTGAAGGCATTTTTTGTAGCTAGTGTTAGTCACCTCGGATAAAAAAATTAATACGTTGAGACCTGCAGTCTGGTTGTTTGGCCTTGCTGAGTATGCAGCTTCAAAAGCTCATGGTCTAAGGCACCTCGGGCATCGGATTCGGCTACCCTGGCTCGATCCAGTTCACCATTGTGTCGCAGGTAATCTGCATACGTTCCTCGGATAAGGTAGTCAGCAAACAGCTCTGGTATCGTGACCAGATCCCAATATGTTGGTTGAGTTGTCGGGCTGTTATCGGCACCAGAAGCTACCGATTGATTTGCAACGTAGAAGTTGCCCTGTGTCTTGTCGTAGACCTGATCGTTCTGGCTATAGGCATTAGACTGAGAGTAAATCTCCCCTGTCAGTGCTGGTGGCAATTTGCGAAACAGGATGTAAACGGTGGTATTGTTTTCTGCAATCTGGACACCGTTTTCGCTCAAATACCATGTGAGATCCTGATTGTCCTGATTTGCTTTTGGGCTTTTGTTCCAAACAGCAAACACTTCTGAGATCTCAGTTTGACCAGGCTGATTGAGTGCAACGTAGTTGCCTTCATCGCCACCCGTTTGAGTGACTGTCCTCTGTTCAGTGGAACAGGTCGAAGGCCATTTGGCAGCTTGCCATCCAAACTTAATTCGCCTGGATAACAGGTCTCTAAATAATCGCCATTCAACTGTTGGCAGAGTTGCAGATTCAATACCTGCCAAGTTCAAGACTTGGATAAGCGTTCTGCCGTAGTTGAGTGGACTAAGAGCCATACCCTACCTGTATTTTCCCAGTCCCTTGGGACTTCACTTTCAGCTCTGGGTTTTTTTCGGAAATGTATCTCCTAAAATTGGGGTCTTTCCAAATCTCCTTACCTTCTCGTCGAGTCCATTCATGGTAGACTTTTGAGTCCACTTCCATGACTGGCTTCCCGATCCCGTTGATGGATTTTCGGTTTTGATTTTGACTGGCGATTTGCTTCTGCCTACGTGCAGCTTCACCATGGCTACTCTCGTAACCTTCATAGTGATCTTTTGCCAATCGATCCCTGAGCTGTTCTGAGTAATCGGACATATAAATTTTAAAAAGAAAGCGTCCCTCAAATGGGGGGACCACTCGGCCCCCCCGTGTCCGAGGGTTGGTTTTACCTCAGTTTCCTGAGGCAAATTCTATTAGAGTGCTGGGCTGAATTGACCCAGGCCAATTGGGTTGCGGACCTGCAACGATGCACGTCCTTCAATCAAGAAGCGTTCGCCACCACCTTTATCTTCAAAACGCTCGATTTGTGGCTGCTTATTGACGCGAAGATCAATCTTATCCATATCAAGCAGGTACCCTCGACCAGCTTCCTGAGAGGAGCCAGCAGCATTGAAGCCAATGAAGTTGTCAGCGATCACTTCAACGGAACCAAAGTCACCATCAAAGATGGTGGTTGTATTACTGATGCGAGTGCCATCACCGTCATAGTTCAAGCTACGCTGACTGTATCCAGCAGTAGCAATGGTCCTGGTGAAATCAGTGAATGCTCGTCGCAGAGTTGCATCAGCAAACAGCTTGTAGTCACCTGTCATGCCAGTTGCAGACCAGATGGTCTGAAGCATGGTCTGGATGTCAGACTCAGTTATGTCTGCAGTTAGGTCACCGTTGACCTGACCTGCAGCAGGCAAGAAGTTTGCGTTAACTGCATGCAAGCTTTGCCCTCCAACTGAACCGAATCCAGGGGTAGTCAATCTTGCGCTATCCCTAATCCATACACCTAGACCACGAAGCAGGTATGCATCTGACGATCCGTTGTCCACCTGATGCTCCTGGTCCGACAGGAGAGTTGCTTCCATGTTACGAACCAGCTCAACACCAGCTTTCGCAGATGCTTCAGCAATTTCGTTTCCAGCACCAAGACCGGCAACGTCAGAAACTTCCTGCGCCAATCGCGAAACCTGGTAAGCTTTGCGGAATGTTTGGAGGTAGCTTGAAAGCAACGTCCTGTTTTCAGCATGGTTCGCGTAGCTCGAAACGTCTGTTCCATCGACGGTTCCACCGAGTGCAGCGTCTGCATACGTGTCAACAGGCCACTGTATAAATGTGTTCTGTGGGGTGCTTCCCTTGTTAACGAGAGACATGAAAGGGGTCGCCTTCTCGTCTACTCTTGTAATTAAGTCCAACAGGTCTTCTCTTTTTGCGACCTGATCTTTTTCAAATAGCATTGCCATGAATAATCCTTTTCTTTTTAGATGTTAGCTGCAGCTTTAATCCAATCCTTCAGACCGTCCCTGGAACCTGTTTTCTTTACTCTTTCCCTGGCTGACTTCATACGTTGATCGATGTCGCTAACCTGCGGTTTTGTGACTGCAGGTCTCCCTGGTTGCGGAGTGGGATCTGGGGTCCTTGTTTGCTTTGTCGCTTTATTCGCTTGCTCCTGCTCTACGTAGTAGCCAACTAACGATCTTGCTAAATACAGGTCCACGTCTGGGAGATTCTTGATCCCAGGGTTTTCCTGTTTGACCTGATCCACCCATGCTCTCGCAGGGTTTTTTGGATCGCGTAACCAAGGATATTTGGTTGATGCGAACTCAAATGATCTTGACTGCTGCTCGATCTGCTTGCGTCTTTTCGGAATGTCTGACTCACGCTGGAATTCAGCGTTTAGTGCCAGGTCTTCCAGCCATGCTTCCACGTCATCAGGCATGTTTTCCCCAACTCGTTTCTCAATTTCTTGTTCAACGGAATCGGGATCACGCCTGTAACGAGACAAGCTTCGCTTTGCCCATCGTTCTGCTGCCAATGCGTCATCCATCAGCCGATCCAGGTCCTCCTGGGTTTCGGCTTGAGTCACCAGTTCAGAGATATTGTTTTCCTCTTTGGGTTTCTGAGATTGCTTCTGTTGAAAGCTTTCTTGCTTCAGTTCATGGAGCTGTTCTTCCAGTTCCTTTTTCTGAGCAGTCAGTTTATTGACTCGCTTTTGCCAGTTGTAATCTCCCCTCTGAGGTGCTTCCTCTGGTTCCTCCTGGTCCTGGTCAATGACTTGCTGCGTTGAGTCATCTTCCTGCTCAGGAATGGGTGTCTGTTCTGTCTGTTTTTGAACGTCTTCTTGAGGTGTTAACGATGCAGAAATTGCATCCCTCAATGCGTCCATCCCACCAAGTGGAGTTTCTTCCCCAGAGTCTTGGTTCACCTCTGGCGTTTCGGATTTATCCATGCTGTTAACGGTCGCAAGAAACCGATGACATGAGTTTAAAGGCACTCAAGGAGCCATTAGTAACCTCGGACAGGTTAAGGAAATCGTCGCAAAGTCTTTTTTAGTGTCAACCCCTATTCGGGGTCTTTGCCTGCAGCTTGAAAAATGCCTCGAAACTCTGCGTGTAGGTCCTGAATGGCTGCAAGTCTTCCAGCACAATAATGTCTTTCGGAATCAGAAGCTCCAGACTTGGTCAACAGGTTGACATCTGCCTGGGCCGCTTCATCCAGTATCCAGAATATGGATTTCTTGACTGGGTGTTCTTCTGACATTGCGAATGCCTGCAGAAGTTCTTTCGGGTATTCAAAGATTTGATCAGGCATTTGGATTCACCCCTAGTCTTCCTACTTGTTTGTTGTTCTGTTGCATTACGGACATGTTCAAATTCTGTGAGTATACCTTCAGCAATTCCGTAAACTGTTCGTCTGCCTGGAGCTGCTGCTGATACTTGGGATTATTCTGAATGATCTGTTGCAAGAACTGTAGTTTGATTGCTGCAGAGGGATCGTTCTCCACCAGCTTGCTTGGGTTGTTACCCAAGGCCATGAAGGCTACCTGAGAGTTCACCTCTTCAAACATGGCCTGTGATGCCTCTGCATTTTCAACCACCAGTTCATCTGCCAGGGAAGGATCGATGACTTGTAGTTTCTTACGTATCAACTTGGCTCGATCCACAATACCCATGGTGTCCTCGGGAAGGACAAACTGACTGATAGCTTGCAATTTTTTCTCAACAAATTCGTTGTCCAATTCGCGAACATCAAAGTTCAGCGTAAAGTTAAAGTTCCCTGGGTCTCTCGGGATCGGTTTACCTGTTCCTGTCACCGTTGCGAATCTCTCGTCATCGTCAAACTTTTGAGTCAGATCCCACATGCGATTAACTACAGTAGACATGTGACGTAACCAGCGATGCACGTAAGCTTGTTGACGAAGCTGAGTTTCAACTGGAGCTACCTGTGAATTCGGTCTGCCAAAGTAACGGTCAGTTCTTACCTGAATCTGATCCATTAATTGAAAGGCTAGATCTGCTCCTCTCTTTGGAGTGTCCATCCAGGATATGTCACCAGGACGTTGCTCAGAAATCTGAACTCCAGGACCAATTTTAATCCGTTGACCGTATCGTAAAGGGACCTTCAGCGCAGGTAAGGTATCGAAACTTGATCTATCAAAAACCTGATCTGCCTGGGCTTTGTATTCTGATTGCCATGTCTTGACTATCTCTGAAACTCCCCTTGATTCAATTGGTGATCGACGTGTTTTTTCTCGGGTAAAGCATTCAAATGGATAAGTGCCTCCTGCCTCAGTCACAAGCTCATGTTGTGCAAAGCATTCGTTACCTCTTTCGTCCTTGTGCATGTAAGGAGAGTAAACCGTCTGGTAGATGCCAGGGTTGCCATTCTCAGTAACTCTCCTTGAGTATGCGTGAACGATTTCGATGAGGTTGCTTCGATCATCAAGCTTTTCACTGTCTCCTGTTACAGGGGAGAGTCCTGTATCCCATACAGAGCTATTCTTTCCTGCAGTGCGTTTGATCTTTTCTACAAACTCTTCGTCCCAACCACCGTTGGTGGCCTTCTCTTCAATCTCTGCCACCGAATAATAATCTCTTCGGAAGATAGCTCTGGCTCGATGCCAATCTTGCGTCTCTGGTGGCATCAATACTTCAAAGTATGGACGTAGAGCTACAATGCTTGGTTGGTTTTTAATTACCTGAGGGACTTCAAAAATTGTTTCACCTGTCTTAGCTACTTCCTTGATATGCTTCAGGGCCTTTTGCCTGGTTAACCCTGGGTTGCTGGCAACAAGCATGTCTGCCAGATATTCAGTTTCGTTTTGTAACGCTGACTGGAGTGCTTCAAGTTTATCAGGGGATTCGGCTCCCATGAGCCGGGATAGACCTTGGAGGGATATTTTCTGAGGGACCTGGGCATAGCAACGCTCCCAGGTGGTATGAAGTACACTCCAGCCATATTGCGCTGCATATTCTGCATGAAGTTCCAACTCCTCTTCAAAGTCAGGTTGCAAGACCGTTGAAAGCATCCATCGAAGATATACCCCTACTGCACTGGCAGCTTCATGGTCTCCACCTTCTACACCTCCTACGTTAAGTGCTGACCGTGACAGAGCAGAAGTGGATAACTGCACCATGAAAGAACAAACCTCATCAGCAAGGCGAATTCGGGTATCACTTGCACCCTCCCAGGGAAACGGTTGTTGACCTAGATTGCTTGCGTGTTTCTTCCCGTCTCGACTTTGACCGTTCCATGTTGAGAACCGTGTCTCATCACTTTCCCTGACTCGATGGGTTATTCGCTCATCGGTGAAGGACCGCACAAAATCTTTGTGTAGTTCTGCGATGTTAGGGTCTGTCGATGTCTGGAGCTTATCTCCTGCTGTATTGCTGCTTTGCATGGGTGTTAGTCACTCGGATCAATATGATCCTGGCTCGGTGCTGTAATCGGCTTGCCTTGAGACATACATGGGGTCCATGAGGATAAGGTAACGTAAAGCATCGCAAGGGTCCTTGCTTGCTCCTTTGTCACCATCTGCATTCGTCCATGTTTTCAGGCTGTAAATTAAATTTCCGCAATCCTCGGAGATGTAGAGTTTCGGTTCATTGAGAACCGTTACTTCTTCGCTCAGGTTATAGGCAAACAAATTGTTGACAAGGGCAACTGACTCATCGATGTGAGCCATTGATGCAGGAACAAAATGCAAACCATCTTTTGTTACCTGACCTCCAGCACCTCGATCTGGTGCAGCAAGTAAATCAATCAGCGATTGGTTGTGTTCTCGTTGGCCCAGGACTGCAGTTCTTCCAGCCCTTGGATCTATGTATCGTTCGTGGATTCCTCCATCGCTTTTCTCTAGCTCTCGGATCAGGTTTTTCCACTGGTTAATGTTTCTTCCACAATCGGCTGTTTGAGCAGGGCCTGGTTTACCGTCAAGCTTGGAACTTGGAACAGCCCATTCACCATGGTTTTGATAATCGGGG